CTCCCGTGTTTAGAGCCATATACTATCGGAGCTCGGGAAAAAGCTATAAACTTGGAGAAGGACGGCCAAGCCGCTACACGTATGATCATGATGTCGGAGGATGTTGTTGGAAAATTGGCCACTCCATTCGTCGACAATTGGGTCGGTGCCATAAGGTTCTTCAGGGACGGTGCGATATATATTGCTCAATCAATAGAGGAATGTGGTTATATTAAATTCAAAGAGGATTTAACCGGTTATAACTCGTTCTGTTTTCATAACGATTGGGAAGGTTACGATAATACGTTGTACGAGGAATTAATGGTATCCGCTGTTGCTATCTGGAGATCTTCTTTTCCTAAAAGCAAGCATATTGATAATATATTCCTGTATATAGCTAGTTCGCTAGTTTTTAAGTACGTCGTGCTGCCAGGGGGGTTCTTATATCGTATAGATAAAGGCCTTCCATCCGGTTCAAAGGCCACTTCGTTGGTAAACACGATCTGTAATTGGATCGTGGTTTCGTTCGCTTTTTGTGATCATTTAGAATGGGATCCACAATTAGTCCGTCGCACACAGTTAAAATTACAAGGTGACGATGGTGCGGGTAAGGTACCTGGACATGTTAGCTGGATCAACTGTCAGAAATCGTTCGATAAGACAGGCTTGGTGACCAAGAATGTTGAGCTCAATTTTGGTCCATTTGCGACGATAGGCAGTAGTGAAGGCGTTAAATTTCTTAAGAGAAGGTTCAATATTCATGGAGAACCCATGTGGGACTTCAAAAGTATAACGAATAACCTTAAGGTTCCGTCTAAGGGTGGTAAGGCTATTATGGTCGAATTAGAGAGGCTTACAGGGCTGATCTATACTGCTCCTTTTGATGGAGAATCTTTACAACTTCTTAAGGATTTTTACATGTATCTGGTTGAAAGAGGTTGGGAGTATACACGCAAACCCAACAATGCCTTAACTTTAGATGTTGTCAAGACCATCTATCGTAAGAAGCTTAATCGGTCCATCAGAATCGCGCAGTCTTGGTTTCGAAGGCCTGGTATTGGAAAATACAATGGCTTCAAGGCTGAAGACGACTGGACTAGGTTGGGCTTAAAGACCCGCGAGCGGACTGGGCTTCCCAACGTTCGAGCGCCGCCGGTAGAGTCGATCCGTGATATCCTGAATAAATCAGGCTTTTCAGAATATCAGGACTACCTTAATTCCCA